CTCCGGCCACCTCGACATGGCGAAGACCAAGATCACCGAGCGCCTGGAGCAGGACGGCGCCGAGGTCGGAGTCGTCGACGGCAAGGTGGTCTGCACCTGGAAGCCGGTGGAGCGCAAGGTGCTCAACCAGAAGGCGTGGAAGCTGGAGCACTCCGACGCGGAGATCGAGCAGTACTCCCAGGTCACCAAGTCCTACCGCTTTGAGCTGAAATGATCGAGGCAGGCGGAGTCGATATCAGAGTGGGTGATTACGAGGTCGGGGAGCCGACAGTGATCTATGTTCACGTCGATGGTCAGCTTCTCTGCACGTCGTCCCGGGAGAACATCGAAGAGGATCTCAGTGCAGCGGAGGCGATCCAGGCTCGGCTTCGGTACAACTTCCTGGAGATGCGCGACGCCTGGAACAATCACGGGATCATCCCGGATCGTATGGCGAGGCCCGAATGATCGAGGCGAGCGGGCTCGACGTCCGCTCCAACCCGGACGCCGATGAGATCGAGATCTACCTCAACGGCGCGTATTTTTGCACCTCGACACGCGAACGTATCGAGGACGACATGGCGGGCGCTCGGGCAATCCGGGAGTATCTGCTCGCGAAGCAGGCCGCCATGATCCAGAACTGGAACGAGCGTGGCGTCGTTCCGGAGCTGCTTCGGAGGGCCAAGTGAACGAGGAGCTCATTCGCTGGCTCGGCGCCGTGGCTCTCAAGACCGGCGGCGAGATCTACCTGACCGCAGCCGAGCTCTCCGCCCCCGTTGACCTAAAGATCATCAGTCCTGACGGTGACGATGGGTTGATGATCGCGGCTAAACCGGGAATCGCCGAGGACGAGACGCCGTGACCGCTCCTCAGCTCGCCACCTTCACCCCGCGTCAGAACATGGTCGCGGTGGGAGCGGACGCCACCGTCCGGGCGCAGTTGATCGAGATCGTCAAGGCCACCTCGGCGTCGGCACCCCGCACGATGCAGAAGCAGCTTGGCCCGTCGGAGATCGGGGAACGGTGCACGCGCAAGATCGCCTACAAGGTCGCCGCGTGGCCGGAGCCCGAGCAGGCGATCCCGTGGTGGGCCATCATCGGCACGGCCTTCCACTCCTGGATCGCCGACGGGCTGGAGGAGCAGAACACGCTCTACAAGCAGGCTGGGCTGGAGCCCCGCTGGCTCGTGGAGCGCCGGATCGAGATCCAGGGCATCTTCGGCACGCTGGACGCTTACGACATCGCCGCGGGCACGGTGATCGACCACAAGCTGCTCGGCAAGAAACATCACGACGAGATCCGCACGCAGGGTCTCGACGTCGAATACTTGGTGCAGATCAACACCTACGCCGAGGGCCTGCGTCTCGCGGGCTTTGCGGTGAAACGTGTCGCGGTAGCCTGCTACCCTCGATTTGCCGAGATCACCAAGGGACTCCACGTATGGAGCGATGTTCCTCGACCGGAGCTCGCCTATGCGGCCCTTGCCAGAGTGACTAAGATCAGAGAGGCAGTGAAACACCTAAACCCTTACACGGACCCGGAAAAGTTTAAACTCTTCAAGTCAGTGCCCTCGACAAAATGCGAGTATTGTCCCTGGCTTTCGCCTGGACCCGACAATGGCGCTTTGTGCCCTGGCAATCTGTAACGGAAACCTGAAACCAGAAACGGAAACCATAATGACGCAACCCTCTTCACTCGGAACGTTCGTCAAGACCCAGACCGGCGGAGGCGATCGCTACGTCGCCAAGGACAACGTCGGCAAGACGCTGCTGGTCTGGGTTCGTGAGCGCAAGGACGGCATCAAGACCAAGCACAAGGACGCCGCCTCGGCGGTCACCTGCGACCTGGTCGAGTTGCTGGATGCGAACAACGTCGCGACGGGACACCCGTACATCGGGATCATGTGGTTCGGCGATGCCGTCGTCGACCAGCTGACCCCGTACGTCGGCCAGGGGCCGGTGCCGATCAAGCTCCAGTTCCAGCAGTCCCAGAGTGGCGGCAACGCCTACATCGCCCCGGAGGCCGTGTCGCCGGAGCTGGCGCAGTACGCCGCCGACTGGTTCCAGGCGTACCCGACCTTCCTCGACGACTCCAAGCGCAAGCGCGCCGAGGAAGCGAAGGCGGCGGCGGTCGCCGCGGGGCTCCCCCAGGCCCCGGCCGCGGCTCAGCCGACGCTGGGTCAGGGTCTCGCCGGTCCGGCGCCGGTTCCCGCCGCCGCCGCCCCGGTCGCTGCGGCTCCCGTTGCCGCAGCGCCCCCGGCGGCCCCCGTGGCGGCGGTTCCGGCCGCCGTGTTTCAGCCCGCCGCTCCGGCAGTTCCGGCCGCAGCCCCCGCTGCGCCCGTCGCTCCGGTTGCGGCCCCCGCAGTACCACCTGTGGTGACCGCTCCGGCTCCCGTTGCCGCCCCGGTCGTCCCGGCACCCGTGGTCGCCCCCGCGGCCCCGGCTGTCGCCGCACCGGTCCCGCCCGCGCCCGTGGCGCCGGGAGTGACCGACGCGTCGGTGGATGCCCTGCTGGCTGAGGTCAACGCGATGTAGTTGCCAGTGCACGACGGACGCGCGTATCGCTCACCGCGGTACGCGCGTCCTTTGCTGTGCCCGGCCCGTACGCTCATGACCATGAGGGCCAAGAGCTGGGGATCGGACGAGCTGAACGACGAGCCCGTCCGCGCGGTCGCTGGCGACCCGTATGAGGCCGCGGCGCAGATGTTCGAGGCCACCTCGATCCCGATCAGCGCCTTCTATGACGACCCGGTTGGCTTCATGGACGAGTTCGTGATCTGGCCCGCGCCGCCGCCGGGACAGGATCCGGGCCTCACCGACTACCAGCGCGAGTGCATGGGCGAGCTGGTGACCCAGAAGCGTATCGCCGTCCGTGGCCCCCACGGGCTGGGCAAGACAGCCTCCAACGCACTGCTCGTGATCTGGTTCGCCATCACCCGTGACGATGCCGGGGTGGACTGGAAGGCGATCACCACCGCCGGAGCCTGGCGCCAGCTGGAGTTCTACCTCTGGCCGGAGATCCGGAAATGGGCGGGTTGCCTGGACTGGGCCAAGCTCGGCATGCGGCCGTGGAAGTTCAAGCGCGAGCTGATGACGCTGAGCCTGAAGCTCAAGCACGGTGAGGGTTTCGCCGTCGCTTCCAGCGACCACGAGAAGATCGAGGGTGCGCACGCCGACAGCGTGCTGTTCATCTTCGATGAGTCCAAGGCCATCCGCGCCGAGGTGTTCAACGCCGCGGAAGGTGCGTTCTCCGCGGCCGGTGGCAAGGACGACGGGGACACCTCCATCGACGCCACCCAGCCCGGGGGTCCGGCCGCCGAGATGTACGAGGCCGCGCGCGAGGAAGGCCGGGCGCTGGAGGCCCTGGTGGTCGCCACGTCGACTCCGGGCGAGCCCAGCGGCACCTTCTACGACATCCACACCCAGAAGCCTGGCTACGAGGACTGGTGGACCCGGCACGTCACGTTGGACGAGGTCGTTGCCGCCAAGCGCGTCTCTCCGGCCTGGGCTCGCCAGCGCGCGCTCCAGTGGGGCGAGGAGTCCGCGCTCTACGCCAACCGCGTGCTCGGTGAGTTCCACTCTTCGGCGGCCGACTCGGTCATCCCGCTCGCGTGGGTCGAGGCCGCGGTCGAGCGCTGGTACACCTGGTCCAAGCAGGGGCGACGCAAGCGCAGCAAGACGCGGGTGCTGGGAGTTGACGTCGCGCTCGGCGGTGCCGACATGACCGCCATCGCGATCCGGCGCGGCGTGGTCTGCGAGAAGGTCGAGCGGCTCAACACCGCCGACACGATCAAGGCGGCAGCCCAGGTCAGCATCCGGATGGACGGCGCCGACGAGGCCGTGGTCGACACGATCGGCGTCGGTGCCGGTGTCGTAGACCAGCTCCGGCTACTCGGGACCAATGTCCGGACGTTCATCGCCAACGCCAAGTCGTTCCGCCGCGACCGCACCGGAGACCGCGAGTTCGTCAACCGCCGGGCGGAGATCTGGTGGCTCATGCGCGAGCGTCTCGACCCGGCGTTCGACCCCGAGATCTGTTTGCCCGACGACCCGCTGCTCATCGCCGAGCTCACCGCGCCGAAGTGGAAGGAGGTCGGCGGCGGGAAGATCCAGGTCGAGGCCAAGGAGGACATCAAGAAACGTCTCGGCGGCCGGTCCACGGACTCCGCCGACGCCGTGCTCCAGACCTGGGCGAGCCCGGAGAGCATCGACGATGGCCTGGTCGACGTCGGCGCGACCGTGGGCACCGCGGAACGCTACTCGGACATGTCCGATGTGGAGCGGTTCATGAGCCGGGGTGGCGACACCAGTCCTAAGAGCACAGAGGGTGGCGCGCTTCCCTTTGGCAGCACCACCGACGCAAGTTTCTTCGCATGGGAGCAGGAGCTGTAATGGCACGTCGAAATGGTCCACCCCCGGCGGCGCCCGAGGTTCCCGCCGCACCGCCGGAGGAAGCCATCGACCTCGCCGTAGTCTCGTTGGTCCCGTCCGCGATGCAGGGGCCGGTCAACACCAGCCAGGGGCTCGGCGGCGCCTACATCGCCGAGACGCCGGACCCGACCGTGCTTGACGCCGAGCTGGTAGAGAAGGCCGACGACCTGGAGCGCGGCACCGCGATGGACTGGTTCTCCAACCAGTCCTGGGGCACCCTCTACGACGACCCCGGCCTTATCGTCGGGCGCAGCGAGCGGGTGTGGGTCTCCGAGGTTACCGAGATGCTTGGCCGGTCCGGTCAGGCGAATGCGGTAGAGAAGGCACTCGCGCTTCCCTTGCGTCAGGCCAACTTGACGATCGAGAAGCCCGAGAAAGACAAGGGGCAGACCGAATTCGTCCGGGAGGTGCTCTACTCCTCAGGCTCCATGCAGGGAATGGTCCCGGACCTGGTGCAGATCGTGGCCCAGATGACGTGGGCCATCTCCGTGCGCCGGACCTACCACGAGCTGGTCTGGACCAAGCGCAAGGACGGCAAATTCGCCTACTCCCAGGTCGCGTGGCGGCCCCCGGCAACCTGCGAGCCGGTGCGCGACCGGAAGTCCGGGGCGTTGCGCGGGTTCCGCCAGTTCGTTGACCCGCTCACCACGCACGGCTCCAACGACTCCCGGGACACCGACCAGCTCGGGCACGTGATGAACGACGGCACGAACTCGGTGAACATCCCGGCCAACCGCGCGCTGATCTACATCCACGGCCAGCACCGCGACCCGGTCAATGGCATCACCGACCTCGGTGTGACGCACTGGGCCTACACGATGCAGCAGCGGATCCTGATGCTCTGGACGCTGTTCCTCGACGCACGCTCGCAGCCGAAGGTGATCACCTACGGCGACACCACCGCGGCGGCTCAGGCCAACGCCAAGGCGATCGCGTCCCTGCGCGGCTCAGGCGTGCTCGGGATGAAGCGGGACCTGAACCGGCCCGACGCCAAGGTGTTCGAGCTGCTGGAGGCCGACGGCAAGGGAGCGGAGCAGTTCCAGGCGATGATCACATACCTGGAGCACCAGATGAGCTCCAGCGTGCTGGCCGGATTCCTCGACCTCACCTCGGGCGCGACGCGCGGTGTCGGCTCGTACGCGCTCTCAGCCGACCAGAGTGGCCTGTTCCTGACGTCCCGGCAGTCGGTGGCCAAGGAGCTCTCCGCGGTCGTCACGCAGCAGCTGATCGCCCCGCTGGTCCGGGTGAACTTCGGCAGCGACGCCGCCGTGCCCCGGCTGCTGTTCGAGAAGATGTCCGCCGACCAGAATGACAAGGCGATGCAGATGCTTCAGCAGATCGGCTCGGCGCAGAACACCAGCGTCCCGGCCGGATTCCTGGACCTGCTCATCGAGCGGGTGGCCCAGTTCCTGGACCTGCCGGACGAGAAGGTCGAGGCCGTGCTCGCCGAGGCAGCCGACCAGCGCCGCAAGCTGGCCGAGATCGCCGGACGCGACCCGGCGGCGAGCGCCACCCCGCAGGGTCAGCTCCAGGACCAGATGGGCGGCGCCGAGGATCTGGTCAAGAAGAAGCTCACCGGCCAGCCGATCGGTACCGGCCCCGGCGCGCTGGCATCGACGCCGAACGCGCAGCCGCCGAAGCCGACCGTCACCGTTCGACCCGCAGCACCCGCTACCAAACCCGCGAGCCCGGCCGTCCAGGCTGTGCAGCAGCACCGGAAGGAAAAGCAGTGATCGACCCCAAGGACATCGAGCACCGGTTCACGTTCCACGCAGCGCCGAACCAGGAGAAGATCGACGCGCACACCTCGATCCGGCAGCACTGCCGCCGTCTCGCTGACACCGTTAACGAGAGCGTGCCGGACGGCCGGGAGAAGGCCACCGCGATCACCAAGATCGAGGAGGCCATGTTCTGGGCCAACGCCGCGCTCGCGCGCCTGGCCAATGAGTAGGCGCTTCCCGGCCGGGGAGCTCTACGTCGACCCGCGGGACAAGCTGCTCGTGCGGCGGCTGACCTTCACCGACGGCCCGCGCGACGGTGACCGGCTCGTCGCGGTTTACCTCAACGCGGACGAGGCTGCGGAGGCTGTCCGCGCCGGGAACGAGATCTGGCAGTACGACGATCTGAGGGATTCGTGACCAACCCGCTGTACGCGCCCGAGCAGCCGGTCGAGCCGACCGGCCCCATCGACGTGCCGCCGAACGACTCCGAGGACAGCGTGCTGCTCAAGGCGCTCGTGCTCGCGCTGATCGCCGGGGCGGCCACGTCGTTCATCCTCATGCTGCTCGGGCGCTTCCGCGGGCTCACCGGCAAGCTGACGACCGAGATCTACGCGACGCTGAACTGGTCGTACCTGATCCGGACGACGGCCGAGGAGCTGGCCTCGATCCCGCGCGACGGCACCCCGGCCGCCCGGGTGCTCCAGCAGCAGGCCACGCAAAATGCTTTCCGGCGGGCGAGTTACCTTGTGAATGCCTCCCGGCGGATGGCGCCCGCTCTGGCGTCGGGGGACCAGAGCATGATCGACGTCGCCGCTCGCCGGGAGGCCCAGTACCAGCTCGCGCACGAGGGCGCCGAGAGGCAGCGCATCAGCGCCTCCGCCGCCGTGATCCGTGCGATCGGCGACCGGCAGCCGGACAAGAACGGTGAGATCCTGCTCGGATGGTTGGCGCACCTGACGGCCCGGACCTGCCCCACATGCCTCAAGGCGAACCGGCGCAACTTCAACGCGCTCGTCCGGCCGCGGATCGGTTACCCCGGCGAGGTGCACGGCTCCTGCGAGTGCGTCCCGCGTAAGCCCTGGGACACTGACCTGAGGGTCGAGTCGTCGGCCGTCCCCCTGCACCGATGAGGAGAGCGCGATGACCCGCAAGCCGGAGGTGCACTCCAGGGACCTGCCGCCGATCGAAAAGAAGCCCGGCAAGCAGGACAACTGGATCGAGCGCGCGGGGCCCGGCGGGCGCGGCGGGAAGCTGCCGCCGTTCATCGAAGCGGTCGCCCGCCACATCCAGGCAGGCGGGGCGCCGCCGTCGCGGGCGGTCGCCGGAGCCATCACCCAGATCGAGCTCTGGGCCGCCAAGGGTAACGCCAAGGCGATCGAAGCGCTCGCGCAGTGGCGGGCCCTGCGCGCGAAGTCCAAGGCCAAGACCGAGGGCAAGAAGACCGACCTCTCCAGGCCGGGCGACGGCCACACCAGCGCGCCGCAGGGGGGCCACACCAAGCAGTACGGCCACAAGAAGGGCGACCTCCAGGCGAAGGCGGACTGGCATCACGGGTACTCGCCGCTGACCACCGACGCCTATGCGCTCAAGGCCAAGCACCTGAACAAGAAGAAGGATTTCAACGCCTCCGGAACGGTGCGTGCGGGCAGGGAGTCCCGGCTCCAGATGCCGATTCCGCCCGGCCTCCAGTCGTCTAAATCGGACGCTGCGCGAACCGCGACCGAGCGCGTCAAGGCGCCGATCCTGCGCAAGGACAAGGAGAAGCTGGCGCCGGTCGAGAAGGCCCAGAAGTCCACCACGCAGCTACGGACCCGGCGTCGCGCGCTGGAGGCGCGGGTCTCCTCCGGTCTGGCGTCGGCCGCGGAGAAGAGGGAGCTGAACTCGATCATCAACGAGATCGGTCGCCGCGCGCGCCCGGTCCGGCCCAACCCGGCGCGCCGGTGATCGCAGCTCGCGGGGGCTTGACAATCACGCTCGGTTAGTATTCGGAATATCGAACGAAGGCAGAGGCGATGACCAAGTCCGTACTCACGCCGGTCGACAGGTCGGAAGCGGCCGTAGTCGACCTGGCGAATCACGTCTTCCGCAAGGAGATCCTCCGGCCGTCGACGATCAAGTACAAGGGGCGCCAGAAGACCTTCAGCCCGGCCTACATCAAGGGCCTGAAGGACTCGTTCGACACCCAGGCGTACTGCGACACCGTCCCGGCGCAGCTCGCCCCCGGTGACAACGCGCACACCAACGACGTCGAGCGGACCGGCGGGCACCTGACCGGCGTCGAGCTGACCAGTGACAATCGCCTGGTCGGCGTGTTCACGCTCAACGAGCGCGGCGCCAAGGCCGTCGAGGACTCCAACCGGCTGGTCGGCGTATCCGCGCGGATCGTCGAGGGCGCCGAGGGCGCGGACGGCAAGCCGATCCCGCCGTCGATGCAGCACGTTCTGCTCACCGTCGACCCGCGCATCCGCGGGCTGAAGCCGTGGGAGAAGGTCGACCTGTCCGAGGATGACAGCGAGATCACGGAAACGCTCGACCTATCCGCCGCGGAGTTCCCCGGCGAGACGGAGGGAAAGATGACCGGCAAGACTGAGGACAAGACCGAGCTGGTGACCGTCGAGCTGTCGCAGGCTGACGTCACGGCGCTCACCGAGATGTTGGCCGACCGCGCGGAGGCCGTCGAACTGGCTGCCGCGGCGGCGACCAAGACCGGTAAGAAGTCCGCCAAGCAGGTGGCCTTCGAGAAGATGATGGCCGCCAAGAAGGGCGGCCCCGGCAA